AGAAGAATTTCCTGTTGTCATTATAGAAACAAAATCAATTTGATTAGCTGGACTAGCAGCTTTTAAAGCAAACATTCTTGTATGACTAGCAAAACCTCCAGCGTATTCTGCACCTGCAGATAAGTCACCAAAATCTGTTGCGTCACCTGCTGAAGAAAGGGTTACATAATCTATTATATTACTTCCATCAGAACCACTACCGTCATTACCTCCAGCGAATATTCCACGAGTAGTTCCAAGACGCCAATATCCACCCATTACAGCGTTATTGACATCTTTTAGTTTCCATACACCCGAACAATCGTCTATTTGTGGATAGTTTGCCATTTAAAATTCCTTAAAATATTAATCTATTTTTTTAGCCCAAATACCAGTAGCAGCTGCGTCTTGGTCAAAATCTGTTTCGTTACCATCTTTGTCTTCTTCTTTCCAATCAGATGTGTAAGTATCTAAATAAGATTTGATAGCAGCTTTGTTTGCTAATTCGCCTAGACCTGTTTCAGATGAACCGTCTTGTGTTGCACCGATTAAATCCCAATCTTGTGGTGAAGCATTGCTATTTGCTTTTGGGTAATAACCACCGTCTGCAATGTAAGTAGGTATAGTACCATCTGCTTCTAGGTTATACTTAATTATCTTGTTTGCCATTTGTTTTATCTCCTGTTAATAATTTTGTGTTTAAAGAGTCTTCATCATACAATTTAAATCCTCTTCGTTCAGCAAATTTTTCTGCGTCACTAGAAAACTTATCAGCACACGCCTCTAACCATTTCATAGTCATTTCATGGGTAGGTGCTTTACCTTCAGCCATCAATTTGTTTTCCATTTCAAGATAAGCATAAACTTCGGCTTGTGCTTGTGCCGAGTTAATACCCATATCAAAAAGATAAATTAAATTACCTTCGTCTATGACACCACCTCTTGCTCTAGCAGCATTTAATGCTTGTTTTAAACAAGTCATTACATGGTATCTTGATTCTTCTTTTTCATATTCTTCTTCGGTAATATCATCTTTACCTAATTTTTTAAGAATACTATTATATTGAGTAGTAAAGAAAGACATCTTACGAACAGCACCAGTAATAGAGTTTTGTATGTTGTTCATATTAACTTTGATTTCTAAAATATCTACTTCTAGTTTTTCTTTTTCAAAGTCATTTTTATATTCAGCATTATCTAATTGGTTTTCTTTTTCTCTTAACTCAATATCTTTTTTCATCATCTTTAAATGTGCTTCTTCAAGCGCCATTCTAGTTTTATCTAACTCTGCTAAAGTGTGTTTAACACTTCTAATCGGAGTTATAGCAGTCACATCTAACATCACACCCATAAATTGTGAGTGAGATTTGTAAAAGTTAGAACTAGACTTTTTAATCGCAGGTAAATTTGTGCTTATGTTTTTCAACATACCCTTGTATTCTTCTTTTACAAGAGGATTATCTGCCATACTTTTTATAATCAAGTCATTTCTGTCAAGATCATTTGCGTTTACTAACGCATTTTTTAATTTATCATCATTAGACATATTATATTCTCCTTCAAAATTTACATTTTATTACTATTTATATTAACTTAAAGCACCGTGACCATTAGAAGCAGCTGCAAGTCCATATCTTCTTGCTGTCAAATCTCCAAAGTTTGTATAATCACCTGTTGAAGCAATAGTGATATAAGATATTTGTGGACAGTTACCAAATGTGGTATCTGCACCTGGAGCACCTGTATTATTAAAACCTGAAAATACACCTCTTGTTCCATTATCTAAACCACTAGCCCAACCAGTCACAAATTGAAGATCACCAAAATCTGTTGCATTACCTGCTGAAGCAATAGTTATATAATCCATTACATCGGAGTTAGCACCTGATATTTCTCCACCAGCATATACTCCTCTAGTCGAACTAGAAACACCAGTACCGCCTCCTGGTCCTCTTGCGACAGATAAGTCACCAAAATCAGAAGCGTTACCAGTTGATCCTATTGTAATATATTGAATTACATTAAGATATGAAGGTGTTTTTCCACCACCAAGAACTCCTCTTGTATTATTCGCAACACCCATACCTACTTGCGTTGTAGCTGCTAAATCTCCAAAATCACTTGCATTACCAATTGTTGCCATAGTTATATAATCTATTACATTTTGCAAACTTTCAGGAGAAGATGAAGAACCTCTTCCACCTAAAAAACAAGCTCTAGTATTGTTTGATAAAGAACCAATTTTATCTCTAGCAACAGTTAAATTTCCAAAATCTGCATGACTTCCTTTTGTGCTAAAAAGACCATAATCTATATTGTTAGCAATTGGACCACTATAACCAGCAACAAATGCTCTAGTTGAACTACCTGCTCCACCCATATGAGAACCTTTTTGTGCTGTATCTCCAAAATCTGTTCCACCACTTGCTGATGAAATTTGTACATAATCTATGGTTGTTACATAACCATAACCACCAGATTGAAACAAACCTATATCTCCTACTCCAGCGTCACCAGATAATATTACTTTGCCTGTTGGTGAATATAATTCAATTGCTCTTGGCAACATTTCAACAAGTCCTCCATGTCCACTAGAAGCAACTCCAACATCTGCCTCAGCACCAAGCATATTTCCAAAATCTGTTGCGTTACCTGTTGACGCTATTTCAATAGTATCTATGGTATTAACAAAAGTTGGTTCGTATCCACCTAAAAATACTCCTCTAGTTGAATTAGAACCTAAACCATTACCAGGGTTTCTTCTAGTAGCAGATAAATCTCCAAAATCAGTAGCATTTCCTAATGAACCAGTGGTTACATATTCTATGGTATTAACAAGTGATGGTTCAATACCTCCTCCTACTACTGATCTTGTTGTTGAATTAGCACTTCCTGATGTTTGTCTAGCAGCAGATAAGTCTCCAAAATCAACAGAATTACCTGTTGTAGAAATTTCTACAAAATCTATGACATTAACATTTGATGGTGTTGATCCACCTAATCTTATTGCTCTAGTGTTATTTCCACCCTCTGCTCCAGCAGCTGTTGCTGCTGTTAAATCTCCAAAGTCAGTTGCATTACCAGTTGTTGCAATTGTCACAAAGTCTATAACATTAACTCTAGTAGGTGTTGCACCACCCATAAATAATCCTCTTGTATTATTTGAGGCACCCATGGATCCAAATCTGTTAGAAGTTGAGTCTCCAAAATCTGCACCATTTCCTGAAGTTGCAAAAGTAATATAATCTATATTTGCTTGTGCTGGAGTATGGGTACCATAAACACCTCTTGTAGCAGAACCAAAACCAGTGCATCCTGTACCGTCACCACTTGCAAGAGTTCCAAAACTTGTTTCATTACCTAGCGTAGATATTGATATGACACCTATATTTGTTGTTCCAGTTCCAGAAGTGTCTGTTGCTCCTCCATAAGTGACGCATTTATCACCACCAGCGCCAGGATAAGTTCCTTCGTTTATATAGTTTCTTGTAATGTCTTTGAGTTTCCAAATGCCTCTAGCATTTGATTTATCTGGATAAGATGTTCTTGCCATAGGTTAATCTCCTATGCGTCATCTAATATTTCGTAAGATACCATGAAGTCTATTGCTGAACCAGTAGAAGCACCGCCTCTTAATAGATCGGTCTCTTGTAAATAAAATGATGAGTTTTTGTCAACAATGTCAACAACAGAATTAGCAGGTACAGTAACCTCGTTTGCAATCTTTTTATGAGTACCAGAAACTTCAACATCTAAAGTTACCGTTGCGTCACTATCAGTTATATTTGTACATCTAATTACATTTATCTTCAAAACTTTGTCTGAAGCTGCTGTGACTAGTGTTGTTGTTAATGTAGTAGTCAAAACACCTACGGCCGTTGTTCCGTAGATACTTGATACTGATACTATATTAGGTATTGCCATTGTTTACTTTCCTTTTAATACTATTTATAATCTATTTTTTAGTCTATCCAAAAACTATTGCAGCCGCAATAGCTTTCCCCATTGATATACCTGAATTGGTTGCAAAACTTAATGTTCCTGAACCATCAGTCACTAATATTTGATTTGCAGAACCGTCAGCAGTTGGTAATGTCATTGC